AAAAAACGTTCAAAGAACCTATCAGAAAACAATATAAAACTAAACCTAAGAAAAAAGTTCGTTATACATCAAATGAATCTTTAAATAAGGTTTTGAATGAAACTGTTGGTGGACTTCCACAAGAAGGTGGAATGATGAGCGGAGCAAGTATATCTGAAGAAGAATATCCTGATATGGGTGGTAAACAATATACTACACAAAATATGGCTGATGTTTTAGGTTATGGTGATATAGTATCAGCAGATCCACAACATGGTAGAGATAAACTAGCAGCACAAACTTTAGCAGAAAAAGGTGTAACACCTGATCAAGTAGGTGATGGTGTTGTAAAAGCACTCACAAGAGATTATAGTGGTTTAATGAAAGTAATGAATAAGGGTAAATAATGTCATCTATAGCAAACGATTTAAATCCTGATACCTTTGTAGGTTTATCTTTTCCATTAGGAAGAGATACATCAGGAACTTGGTTTAAAAGGCACAAGACTCTTTTAGAACAAGCTAGAGATAATTTAAAAAATTTGTTATTAACTAATGTTGGAGAAAGACCAGCTCAGCCAGAATTTGGTTCTCGACTATTATCAGTTGTTTTTGAGTTTAAAGATGATAGTTTAATTGAAGAAGTTATAAATGAAGCAGTAGATAGATGGCTACCTTATATTAATATAAAAGCAATAAATACTACAGTAGAACCAAGAAATCCAAATCAACTTAATGTTGAAATAAAATTCGGAGTAACTACTGATCCTGAAGCAACGGAACAAATTACATTAGATTTTGCTCAAGGTGAATAGGAGAATATAAATGCCAACAAATACCGTAGGGCCAAAAACAGATATTAGCAAAGATGTTAAATATCTTAATAAAGATTTTCAAGGATTTAGAAATGATTTGATAGAATTTGCTAAAACTTATTTTCCAACAAGTTATACGGATTTTAATGAATCAAGTCCTGGAATGATGTTTATAGAAATGGCAGCTTATATTGGTGATGTTCTTTCTTATTATGTAGATAATCAATTTAAAGAATCTTTAATGGCATATGCTGAAGAAAAAAGAACTATATTGGATATAGCACAATCTTTAGGATATAAACCAAAAATTAGTTATCCATCATTTGTAACTTTAGATGTTTATCAAACTGTACCAGCTGTTGGTGCTGCAGATGCTGTTAGACCAAATATGAATTATGCTTTAACTGTTAAAAGTAATACGAGAGCAAAATCAGTTACTACAGGAAAAACTTTTAGATTTTTAGATGATGTTAATTTTAAATATTCAAGTTCTTACGATTCTACTACAGTTTCTATTTTTGAAACAAATAGTAATGTTCCTACAAAATATTTGTTAAAGAAAAGAGTTAGGGCTGTTAGTGGTGAAATAAAAGAAGAATTGTTTACTTTCGTAACAGCAGTTAAGTATGATAAAGTAGTATTATCTAATCCAAAAGTTATTGATATAATTTCAGTAACCGATAGTGATGGAAACTTATGGTATGAAGTTCCTTTCTTAGCACAAGATACAATATATGATGAAGTGGAGAATGTATCAGCAAATGATTCTGATTTAACTCAATATAATGATACTGCACCTTATCTATTAAAGTTAAGAAAGACACCACGAAGATTTACAACATATGTTAGAGATGATAATAGAACTGAGTTAAGATTTGGTGCAGGTGTTTCGGATAATCCTGATGAGGAGATAGTTCCAAATCCAGATAACGTTGGTTCTAGTTTACCAGGAGGTGTTTCAAAATTAGACCAAGCGTTTGATCCAGCAAACTTTCTTAATACAAGAACTTATGGATTAGCACCAGCCAACACAACATTGACAATTAAGTATACTGTAGGTGGTGGTATCGAAGATAATGTTTTTTCTAATGATATTAAAAATTTAAGTGATATTTCATATGAAATAGACGAATCTAATTTAGTAGCTGGTACTGTTACACAAGTTAAAGAATCTGTAGCAGTTAACAATCCTGATCCTGCTACAGGTGGTAGATCGGGTGAATCATTGACTGAAATTAAACAAAATTCTTTAGCATATTTTCAAGCACAAAGTAGAGCAGTTACGAAAGAGGATTATATGGTAAGAGCATTATCATTACCACAAAGATTTGGGAACATAGCAAAAGTATATCTTGTTCAAGATGAACAACTAAATCAATCTGAAGAACAAGTTCAAGAGCCAGAAGTTAGTGTACAAGATGCAGCACCAGCACTTGAACAACAAATTGAAGAAATTTCACCTATAAGACAAGTTAAAGCAGACATGAAATCTGCAGCAGCTACACCAGCTTTAGAATCACCTGTTAAAGTTAGAAAAACTATAGCAAAAGCTAGAAAAGTATCACGTTCACAGAAAGTTCAAGCAAGAAAAGGTAAAGGTAGACCTGCTAGTAATATAAGAAAAGGTGGAATTAGTCGTGGTCGTCCAATGTCAGATAAAGGTGCAACAAAAGGTAAAAGGGGAGGATAGTGGCAACAAAAAAACAAGCATCAAGAATACCTAATCCATTAGCATTGAATATGTATGTGTTAGGATATGATGCAAATAAAAAATTAACAAATTTAAATCAAGCCGTTAAAGAAAATTTACAAACTTATCTTGGTCAATACAGAATGGTTACTGATGCGATTAATATTAAAAACGCTTATGTAATAAACATTGGTGTTCAGTTTAGTATTATGACAAGAGCAAATTATAATAAGAGTGAAGTTTTATTAAGATCTATTCAAACAGTTAAAACATTTTTTGATATTGATAGGTGGCAAGTAAATCAACCAATTATATTATCAGATTTAGTTTATCAATTAAGTTTAGTAGATGGTGTAGCATCAGTAGTTCCACCTGTAGAAGATAATTCACAATCTCTGCCAATTGTAATAAAAAACAAATATAAAGTAGCAAATGGTTATTCTGGTAATCTATATGATATGGCTGCAGCTACAAAGAATGGTGTTATTTATCCATCATTAGATCCTTCAATTTTTGAATTAAAATATCCATCTACAGATATTGAAGGTAGGGTAGTAGGAGATCAATAATGAATTATTTTGAATTTGCTACAGCAGACGCAACATTATATGAGGGTGAAGCAACCCAATCAGTAAACACAGGTTTAGATCCTATACTTGAAGTTCGTAAAGATATGAATGATTCGGGGACAGTAATTGCTGTTTCTCGTGCTTTAATTAAATTTGATTTATCATATATTAAAAGTTCAGTAACAAATGGTTTAATACCAAAAAGTGCAAAGTATTATTTAAATTTATATGATGCAGGTTCTTCAGAATTACCATCATCACAAACACTTTATGGTTATCCCGTAAGTCAATCATGGGTACAAGGAGATGGAACTTATGGTGATAATCCAAAAACAACTGAAGGTGTTAGTTGGAGATATCGTGATGGAGAAACATCAGGTACACAATGGATTTTGTCAAGTAATGATACGGGTGGAACTTGGTTTAGTGGTAGTTATGCAGGTGGAACAAGAAACTTAACTTGTTCTGCTTCTTTATCATACGAAACTACAGATATTAGAATGGATGTAACTGATATTGTTCATGGTTGGATATATAGTAGTTCTGCTTTTCCAAATGAAGGATTTATGATAAAGAGAAGTGGTAGTGTAGGAAATGCAAATTCAAGTGTAGATGAAGGAAGTACTACTGCTTTTGGACAATTAAAATTCTTTTCAAGAGACACATCTACAATTTATCCGCCAAAGTTAGAAGCAGAATGGAATAGTAGCGCTTGGAGTACAGGTTCTTTAGCACCACTTACAGGTTCTGCATTAGAAGATACTGTAGTTTATTTTACAGGAATGAGAGGTGAATATAAACAAAACAGTAAAATTAAATTTAAACTTGTAGGAAGAGAAAGATATCCTAAGAAAACATTTTCTACAACTTCTCAAAATTTAGTTGTAAAACATTTTCCAAGTGCTAGTGTTTGGTTTTCTGTTAAAGACGCTTTGACAGAAGATGTAATAATTCCATTTGGAACAGGATCGTATATATCATGTGATTCTTCAGGACATTATTTTAATATGTGGATGAATGGACTTCAAGCAGAAAGATATTATAAGTTTGAAATAAAAGTTCAGAGTGGTTCAAAAACAGATGCTAATCAAATTGTAAATTATTATGATGATGATTGGACATTTAAAGTGGTTAGATAATGCCTTATACGCCAGAACAATTAGCAAATAATTCATATTTTGAAAAAGTTTTAGAATCTAATCGAAAAGAGCAAGTAGATAGTTTTCTAAGAGAAAAGTTAAAAACGGATGCTTCAGGTTCTAATGCTGCAGCTTCGGAAACTATTAGAATGAAAACAGGAGAATTTGTATCTATTCCTGAATTAGAAGATGCAGGTTCTACTTCACAGCAAGTAACAATTTCAAATAGAACTAGACACATTTCATCTGATGAAAAAGTTTTTGTAGATAAAGAAATAAAAGAATTATTAAATAATGAACCAGCAAAGGTACTTTCAGTAGAAGAATTTTTTACTGAATATGAAAGATTGAAAACAGTTATGTCTGCAGAAGGTAATAGAGATTCGCACAGATATCTTGTAGATACTTCTAAAACATTTATTAATACAGATGATGATGAAGTAGCAAAATTAAAAGCAAGATTACAAGAAGAATTAGATAAGTTACAGGCAATACAAAAAAGATTAGAAGAAACTACTTTAGCAATTATTGCAGAACAAGAGGCAGAAGCTGCAGAGGATGCGGCATATGAGTTATATTATTCAACAATGAGTTCACAATTTTTGAATACAGCTAGACCATATACAAGACAAGAATGGGATGCACATGGAATGCCAGAGGCTGCAGAAAATAATGGATGGGGCAAATTAAGATTTATAAGAGATGCAGCAGGAAATTATAAAGGTAGTCAACATACTAAAAATAGCATTTCTGTTACATATTATGGTCGTGGTCGAAAGAAAAATAAAAAAGTTCGTAAAGGAAATCAATATTTAGAGGCATCAGTTGAGGCTGTAGGAGATCCTAATTTAACTTACGATTGGGTAGATAATAAAACAGGAGTAAGTTTACAATATGATTCTGACGCAGATCATTTTTCGGGTATAGATACACCAACTTTGTCTGTTACACAAGGAAGTAAATACAAAAATAGTTTTAGTTGTCCAACATTCAAATGTAAAATAAAAGATTCTTCAGGGGAAGTATTCTCTAAATCGGTAGACATTTATAGAAGAACTATCTATGGTGGGAGTTAATAATGCCAATTCCAGGATTCGCAGGCGGAAAACAAGCTAGTGCTGAAATAAGACCTGTAGCAAATACTGCTACAAATACTAGTACTGCAAAAAGTAGAGCTGGTTATGTGCCACCAATTACTGTTGATTTTAAAAATGATTTTGGAGAAAAATCAGGAGATTTTATAGAATATTATGTTTATGACATGGATGGTAATTTTATAGGATCTGAAATTAGAGAAGGTGGTGTTTCAGGAGATAAAGTAAATTTAAATCCTGGTGAAGATATAAGAGCATTAGGTTTAATAGCAGGAAAATATAGAATAGTATATAATTTTTTACGACAAAGAGGTGGTAAACCAAGAGTATTTTTCATTGATAGTGATAATGACATTTGGAATGGTACAGTTAGAGAAGAAGATGGTAAGTGGTTTAAAGGTGCTGAGTTAGATTTAACTAATCCAACTACAAGAGAAGAAGTTTTTGTTTTTGATGACAATTATTTAATTCAAGATATATCACCATCAAGAACTGAAGTAAGAGTTATACCAAAGAGTTCTGAAATTGGTGAATATAAAAATGGATTTGCGTCTCTTCAATTTAAAGAAATACAATATGATCCTGTACTTACTGACATTACAGGAGATATAAGTGTAGATAGTACTGATTCAACAAAACTTGTTGCTAATTTAGACGATTCTGATAGTGGTTTTAATGAGAATATGGTTGGTGGAGAATTAATAATTAAAAACGCATTTATAACGGGATATAATACTGATATTATATATAAAAAACATCCAAATCCAAATTGGGAAGGTCCTCCACCTGAAAATAAAGTAGAAGATGCTAAAACTACAGCAAAAGAAGAAGCAATTCAAAGGCGAGAAAATGCTAAAACTGACCCATTACCTCCTGAATCAAAATATGGAGAAGATCCTATAACAGAGATAGATCCAAATGTATTATCTATGCAAGATACAGCTGATGCTAGAGGTGGTGGTTATGATCCTGTTACTAACTATGGAGACGGTGAAGGTTGGGAAGGTGATATGGGTGGAGATATATAGTTATGGCTAGACGACGTTTACCTGGAATCTTTGGAAGAAGAATAACAAAAAGAAAAAAGAAGTCTTCTGATGTAGCAGCGCAACAAGCAGCTCAAGCTGCTAGTACGTCTACACAAGGAACTAGACCAGAACCACGTCGTTTTAGAACAATAGGAGATGAATCAAGAACTATAGTAGATGTTGTTGAACAAGTAACAGAACAAAAACAAGTTACAGTTGATTCTGAAGGATCAGCGGTAACTGAATTACCTGATAGTCTTGAATCAGCAAAAGGGAAACCAGTACCTAAAGAAATTAAAGTTGCAGATGAAGTTAAAGAAGTAAAATCTAGAAACGAACCACCTATTGTAGAAAATCCGCCGGCGCCTGAACCAGAATTTATTACTGAAGAAATTAAAATCGTTACACCTATATATGCAGATTTTCACGCAGATATAGTAGAAGTTGTAAATAAAAATACAGTAAAAGTAAATCAAGATTGGAATAGTTTAGCACAATCGCTTGGAAGTCTTGATGGAGATTATGAGGGTACTAATCCAAGAAGTAGATTAACTTTTAATGTTACGTATCCACATTTTGATTTAACAGAATTAAAAACTCATTTAATGTTTGATGAAGATAATGAAGCATTAGTAACTAATTTACAACTTGATAAAGATACAATTAAAGAATATCCATATTCATATGTTTTAAAATTGATGGATCCTCTTGATGAAGAAGTTCAAAAAACGGATGAAGTTATATTTGCAGATAAAATGTTGGAAACATATTCTGAAGATGTGGTTTTAGTTCCACCTGCAGAAGATGAAGAATATGTAGTTCTTAGATCGCCTGATGTAGATTCTTTAGAATCTCCTGTAAGAGATAGACAAACAAGTTATATTACAGAAGATAGTTTAAAAACCACTGATCCAAAAATTAAAAAAGATTTTGAAGATACTCTTATATCTGCAAGTTTAGCTAGTACAGATTTAAATGTTGATTTTTCTCAATATTCTAATTTCGTAAATTATAGTTCAGCTGAACAAAGATTAAAGAATTTTAAATATAAAGTTTCTCAAATAGATTCATATACTGCTGAAAGTTCTTCTATGATAACTACTAGCGGTTCTTCTGCAGATAAAAGAAAATGGGATAGAAAGATAAGAGAAGTTAAACAAGGATTTACGCTTTATGAAAAATATTTGTGGAATACTTCTACTTCTTTCGTTTCGGGTTCAGTAATACAAGATACAGTTAGATATAATAGTGCGTGGCCAAAGTCGGGTGGTTCAGGAACTTATTCAAGTCCTTATATAAATTATCCTGTTACTGCTTCGCAAGCAGTTTCTTGGTATGATGGACAAATAGCAAGTGCTAGTGCATTTGATAAAGTTAATTTAAATAGTATAAAAAATCTTTTACCACAATTTGTAAAAGAAGATAGTTCTAATAATGACTTTTTTAAATTTGCAGGAATGGTTGGAGAGTTTT